TCCCCAAATTGTTAGTTCTAATGACACGTTTTCTGTATCACTATTAAGAATTAAATTATTGAAAAGTTCTGCTATTCTACGAGTATTGGTGCTTATCCTTGCACCGCCTGAATTTGACATATCTAATGTATATGGATACACTACATTTCTAATTCCAGCATTTGCATTAGGAGTAATAAATGTACCGGATTTTGAAGTTACTCTATTATTTGTAACATTTGGTACATCACTATCTTCTCCGGATTGTATATTTGTCCACGGCTTATGAAAACTATTGTCAATTGTAAAATTAAAATCAATAATATCAGTATTTCTTCCAGTATAAGAATAAAAATATCCCTTGTCTAAATTTAACGCTCTTTGTGAATAATTAGTTTGAATTGTAGGCGCACCAAAAACACTAGAATGTACTTTATACGGAATAACAATATATTGAAACTCCATAGCAGATCTGCCACTTTTTGTCATTTCAATTGTATCGAGTATTCTATTTTTTACATCAATTTTAAACCATGTCATCATACCATCAGAATCAGGATATTGTTCGATTAAACTTCTTCCCCATTCACTTGTTAAAATAACATCTTCAATTATTATTGGTATACTTGTGTTTTGAGGAAATACAAAATTTCTTGTCAACGGGTCAATTGTAAATTGTGCATCCCTAATTGTTCTTGTAGTTTCATCCCAACTAGAGTTTTCAAATGCAAAACGTATGTTGCCAGGATCTTCAAATGTTCTTACAATAGGACTGTTTCCAATATAATTAGAATTTGCATCTTGGAACAGTGTAACATCTGCTGCTGAAAAATCTCCATATTGAACATTACCAGATTGTTCTGCTGCTCTAAAAGATTCTACCCTACCTGGTATTCCTAATCCTGTATCAGTTACAGTAGGTGCAGCAGGACCATTAAGTCGAGATTGTAATTCTTGTCGTTGTCTTTCTAAATTTGTTCGTGCTGCTTCTGAAATAGCACGATCTCCTGATCCTGATAAGTCATCCAATGCATCTAGATTAGAAATTACAGTGTCTAATTGTCTACGTAAAGAATCCCTTTGTGCTCTTGCAAGTGCAGGATCAACTGCTCCTTGAAAATAACCTATAGGAGCATTTAAAACAGGATCAATTTCAGGAATAAAAATATCATCTACTTCGATTAAGCCGCCTTCAGGATTTTTTGGAAAAACAATTGTATATCTATCGCCTACAAGTTTCTTACCTTCTTTAACTGCTTTTTCTTCTATTCTATTTAGACTAGCAGTTAAACTATTATCGCCCTTTTGTAGAACCTCAACAACACTTGTACCTGAAATACTTGTTGTAGTTTGCATATTAGAAATTTGATCTAGCAAATTTAAATGGTTAAAAGGTGTAGCGGTGCAACTATAATTTGCTCCTCCTGCCGTTACACTGAATTGTATATCAACCCATTTAATTGCATAACCTCTACTACCTACTGTTTTACCATGCTCTCCTTGATCAGTATGTCCTATCCAATCTACAGAAATATAAAATGGTGCTTCAATATAATTTGCATAACCTGCTTGCAACGCACCAATGGCTAATGCTTGTAAAAACAAACCAACACTATATGGTTCATAAACATTAAATTGAAATGTTACATTATTTGTTGTACCTGTTGCAGGGTTAGGATTATACAACCCTTCTATTTCAACATCATCCATGAAAAATTCAACTTGTCCGTATTGTTTTTCTAGTTCTGTTAAAACAGTTTTTTGACCAATGCCGCCGTCTCTAATAATAAGATTTGGTTTATAATTTAAAAAACCACTTTCGTTGTAATCTTGAGGTTCTAGAACTCCAAGAGACCATCTATAGTTACAACTCCTAAATTGGTTTAATATATTTGGCTGCATTGCCATACTAAACTCCTAATACTGATAACAATGTAGATTTTTTTGGCAAATATATTTGTGTTCCTGTTTTAAAATCAAATACAGGATCTTTTAAAATATCCATATTACGTTGTGCAAATACCCACCATAGTTTGGGTGTTTCATACACATCAAAAGCAAGCAAGTCTGGTCTATAATTGTAAACAGGTTCTATTGTATATAAAATGTCGTCTTCTGTTTCGGGTATAAATCTAGGTGAAAATATACCTAATGCTCCGTTTCTAGTATATTTTGTTTGTGAATATGGACTAGTATTAGCATATGGCATTAGATAAATCTCCCATTACCTTGAATATAATCGCCTTGCACATAACTGTCTAAATTAAACTGACTTACTTCGTTTCTGCTTAGTGCAACACCTGCAACAATTGACAATCTGCTTAGTGTTGGAACGTAACTATAATCATATCCTTGACTTGCGCCGTAAGTTTCTGCTGTTCCGTCAAATTGAGATCTATTATACAATGGTACCTTAATATAATCAACACCATCATTTAAATCTAAAGAGAACATTTTAATTACAATAGGAACATTTGGAAAAACAAAGTCTCCATAGCCTGACAATTCAACAACAGGAGGCGGAGCACCTAAATTACTTTGTGCATCACTACCGTAAAACATTTTAGAAACACTTCTTAAGAAGTGTGTTGCTGCTATCCAATACAACCCGTCTTGTTCGTTTTCTACTGGCCATTCGCAAGCAATTGTTAAATCTTCAACTTGACTGTTTTGATAGATTTGGTAGGGATAGTTTGTATGAGTTGGACTCATTACATCATAGTTTGCACCATGTGTTAAAAGAAGTTGTGGTAATGTTGGAAATACCATATATCCGTCTGTTTTAACAACTAAAGGATTTAGTTGTGGACTAGTTTGAAAACTTGAAATATTAGGTAATTTAATTTTAACACGCCAATCATCTGTACGAGATCTACCGTTGCCTGCATAAGTTGATTTTGCTACATTAGTTGATAAGCCATATGAGTTTTGTCTTTGTGTGCTGATTTGATTTTGTCTATTAGTAAGAGTGTTAAGAGATGTGCTTTTACGCATTTCACTTTTCATTGCAGCAGCACCTAAATTAAACAATGATTTTAAAAAAGGATTTTTAATTCTGCCTGATGCTGTTTGAAGAAATTGATTTGCACCTGCGTTTACAGCACTAGCAACTCTTGGATCAAGAGGTTGTGCATTGTTTCTTTGTGCAGGTGAATTTCCTCTAGTAGTGCCTGTTCTAACTGCATTACCGTTACTGTCTCTAACAGGATTTCCTCTGCTATCTCTTACTATTCCCATAATCGAATCTCCTACATATATTTAGTTGACAAAATTAAATACATATATTATATTATGTGTATCAACTTGGAGAAAAAATGAAAAAAGTCAACTATTTAAACAACAAGGACATTCTAGCCGAGATACACAAATCAAAAAATACTTTTTGCAGTTATACTGACAGTAATTATGCTGATTATGATATCATCTTACCTAGTATTGAAAAGGTAAATGTTAGAACAATTGCCGAAGCAAAAAAGAATAAAGCAAAAAAACAAACACAGAAAATTTATGAAGCAGAAAAAGCTGCTGGGCGTAAGAAAAAACTCTCAGAATGTGAAGTTGATTACCGTAAAATTAGCAAGTACGAATTAATTTTTCGTATTATGACTTTTGATCATGTTCCTGAAGAACCAGGACGTAAGAAAAATCCCAAATCTGTTGCAGATACTAAAACAAAGTTGAATTTCCCCCCATTTCAGCACTACAAATTTAACGAGAACGACGAACTTGTTTGTGTAGGTAAAAGTCATTGGGAAGGTGGCATGGAAAATGGACATTTTTCAAAAGATCACGGAATGGCTACAAACAAATTAGCAATGATGTGGATAAAACTGTGTGAGAGATATGCAACTAGAGGAAATGTTCGTGGTTATACATATAACGACGAAATGAAAGGCCAGGCAATTTTACAGTTATCACAAATTGGTTTGCAGTTTGATGAATCAAAATCACAAAACCCATTTGCTTATTATACAGCCGCAGTTACAAATTCATTTGTAAGAGTAATTAATTTAGAAAAACGAAACCAAAATATTAGAGATGATATCTTAGAAATGAACAATCTTAACCCAAGTTACACGAGACAAAGCCAAGGCGAGCACGAACGTTCTAAAGCACGTTGGGAAGAAGACTCAAAAAAATAATAGTTGACTTTGTTTTACTTCGATCTTATACTAAAACTCAATACGGAGTATAGATTTGTTTAAAAAAGCAGCAGTGTTTACCGACATACACTTTGGTATGAAGGGTAATTCACGGGTACATAACCAGGATTGTGAAAACTTTATAGACTGGTATATCGAAACAGCAAAAGAAAACGGTTGTGAAACTGGTATTTTTTGTGGCGACTGGAATCATAACAGAAACAGCCTTAATTTAACAACTATGGATGCAGGTATTCGCAGTTTAGAAAAACTAGGTGCAGCATTTGAAAACTTTTATATGTTTGCAGGCAATCACGATTTGTACTACAAAGATAAACGTGATGTTAAAAGCACCGAATGGGCAAAACACATTCCAGGTATAACAGTTGTTAACGAAATACAAGTTGTAGAAGATGTAGCACTTGTTCCTTGGTTAGTAGGCGATGAATGGCGCCGTATAGAGAAGATACAAGCCAAATATTTGTTTGGGCATTTTGAATTACCTAGTTTCTACATGAATGCCATGGTGCAGATGCCAGATCACGGTGAACTAAAGTCAGAACACTTCAAGAACCAAGAGTATGTGTTCTCAGGTCACTTCCATAAACGCCAGAAGCAGGGTAAGATCCACTATATCGGCAATGCTTTCCCACACAACTATGCAGATGCTTGGGATGATGACCGTGGTATGATGATATTGGACCGTGAGAACGATGCAGAACCAGAGTACATCAACTGGTTAGACTGTCCAAAGTTCCGTACAGTTAAGTTATCTCAACTAATTGACGAAAAAGATAGTTTGATCAAACCTAATATGTACTTGAGGGTAACACTTGACCTACCTATTTCATACGAAGAAGCAAGTTTTATTAAAGAAACATTTATAGATCAGTACAACTGTAGAGAAATCACACTAATACCACAAAAACAAATTGAAGAAATTACAACAGAACTTGATATTGCACAGTTTGAGAGTGTAGATCAGATTGTTAGCAACGAAATTCTAGCAATTGACTCTGAATCTTTCAATAAAAAGATGCTGTTGGACATTTACAAAGAGTTATAATGATAAAATTTAAAGATTTAACCGTAAAAAACTTTATGAGTGTGGGTAATGTTACCCAAGCTGTTGACTTTGACCGTGAACAGTTAACTCTAGTGCTTGGTGAAAACTTAGACCAAGGAGGTGATGATTCAGGATCACGAAACGGTACAGGTAAAACTACGATAATCAATGCATTGTCCTACGCCTTGTACGGCCAAGCACTAACAAATATCAAGCGTAACAACTTGATAAACAAAACCAACAGCAAGGGCATGTTGGTTACACTTAATTTCGAAAAAGGCGGAAACAGTTATCGTATTGAACGTGGTAGATCACCTAATATACTAAAATTTTATGTAAACGATCACGAACAACAAGATTTAACTGACGAATCGCAAGGCGATAGCCGTAAAACACAAGACTCTATCAATGGTTTACTTGAAATGAGTCACAATATGTTCAAACACGTGGTTGCATTGAACACATATACCGAGCCTTTCCTAAGTATGCGACAAAATGATCAACGAGAAATCATTGAGCAACTGCTAGGTATTACTATTTTGTCAGAAAAGGCAGATAATCTTAAAGAACAAATCAAATATACCAAAGATAGCATTACAGAAGAACAATTAAAGATTAATGCAATACAATCTTCTAATGAAAAAATCTCTCAAAGTATTAATACACTAAAAACTAGACAGTCTGCATGGAAAACAAAGCAAAAAACAGACATTGAAAAGTTAAAAAGCGGTATTAAAGAACTAGAACAAGTAGATATTGAAAAAGAACTTGAAAATCACGAACAATTACAGAATTGGCAAGAACTAAACAACAAAATAACGGCTCTTAGAAAAGAATTAAGCACGTTAGAGCCTGCACTACAACGTGCAGATAAGTTTGTAAAAAAAGTTACTAAAGACATCGCAGAATTAGACGATGCTATTTGTTATACATGTGGTCAAGAGTTACATGAAACTAAAAAAGCAGAGATTCTTGCAACTAAAACTAAAGATCTAGCAGATGCTAAAGCATATTTCATTGAAATAAAGAATAAATTTGATGATACCACTGTTGAATTAGGTATAATTGGTGATATTAACGGTCGTCCTACTACTTTTTATGATACAATGCGTGAAGCATATGAACATAGAAACAACGTAGATAACTTGAAGAATACACTGCTAAGTAAAGAGCAAGAAGAAGACCCTTATCAGGCACAAATTGACGATTTAACTAACACAGCATTACAAGATATTGATTGGTCAGTTGTAAATCAACTGAACACTTTCAAAGAACACCAAGAGTTTTTGTTAAAACTACTAACAAACAAAGATTCTTTCATAAGAAAGAAGATTATTGATCAAAATCTTGCATATTTGAACAACAGGCTTACGAATTATCTCGATAAGTTAGGCTTACCTCATCAAGTTACCTTCCAAAACGACTTATCTGTTGAAATAACACAACTTGGCCAAGACTTAGACTTTGATAACTTGTCAAGAGGTGAAAGAAATAGACTAATACTTGGTATGAGTTTTGCATTCCGCGATGTTTGGGAGTCATTGTACCAAGGACTAAACCTATTATTCATTGACGAACTTATCGATAGCGGTATGGATAGTCAAGGTGTTGAGAATTCTTTGAGTGTATTAAAGAAGATGGGTAGAGAAAGACAGAAAAATATCTATTTGATTAGTCATAAGGACGAATTAGTAGGCAGAGTAAACAATATTCTAAAGGTTGTAAAGGAAAATGGCTTTACTTCATACGAAAACGACATTGAAGTGGTAGAATGATTGAAGACGATGTACATGATCAGTTAGTAAAAGAGTATTTGGCTTACTTCAAAGCCAATGAAATCTTTTTACAAAGGCCATCAGAGGCAAAAAGGCGAGTAGTTCGAAAACATTTAAGTCAAATTATGAAACTAGCAAAGGTAAGACGTTTAGAAATACAAGAAATACACCAACAGGCACTAAAAAAACATCCACTATCCAAAACAAGAGAAGAAAACACATAGGCTCATATAAATTACTGTATGAATTGGACATATCAAGGTAAAGAAGTAACTGAAATACCAGACGAGTACGAAGGATTTGTTTACCTTATTACTAATTTAACGGATAATCGCAAATACGTAGGCAAAAAATTAGCAAAATTTAAAACAACCAAACCGCCACTCAAAGGCAAAAAAAATAAAAGACGAGGATACAAGGAATCAGATTGGCGAGACTATTGGGGATCGTCAGATAAACTAATAGCAGACGTAGAAAAATTAGGCGAAAACAAGTTTACAAGAGAAATACTTTATTTTTGTAAATCTAGAGGCGAAATGTCATACTTAGAGGCACGAGAACAATTTGAACGTAGAGTTTTAGAAACAGATGAATACTACAACGGTATTATAAACGTTCGAGTTGGTGGTTCAAAAATACTTAGAGAAAATTTAAAGGCACATCAGGACACTGTTTGATCGGAATTGTTCGATCCACCTTGAGCTT